CTATCATCAACTCTATATGACATGACAGTTACAGATTGTAATGCAGGTATAGAACTAGCTTGTAAGGAGGTAAACAAGTGAAACAAACAAAAACTATTACAAAAACTTATGATCATACATTTGTTGATGGATCAATTTTTGAAATACATGATAGATATGCAATGAAAAAATTAGGTTATGAGATAAAAAATGTTATAGAGGATAGATGGGAAGGATATTTACAAACACAAATAGTAAGTTATCAGCTTAAGGAGGCAAACAAGTGACTACATTCGTACCTATAACACGTTTTTCTAGATGTAAACGTTATGCAGGGGCAAAAATACAATGCTCTAATTGCAATACTATAGGCAGGGTTTATCATCTTTCATGGTCAGCTTTACAATGTCAAAACTGTAAAAATATGATTGAAAAATATGATTGGCTAATAGAAAAAGGTAAGTATACAAAATGATTTTAAGAGATTATCAAATAGAAGTTCTTAATCACCTTAAAACTTCACTTAAACAAGGTGCAAAATCTCCTCTTCTTGTAATGCCTACAGGATCAGGTAAAACTGTTGTATTTGCAGAAATATCTAAAGCACTAGAATCTAAAAAGAAAAATGTACTAATACTTGTACATAGAAAAGAGTTAGTAGATCAAGCATCTAACAAACTTAATGTTGTCGATGTAGATCATGGCATTATTGCATCTGGATATAAATGTAAAACAAATAATATACAAGTTGCATCAGTACAAACTTTAGTTAGAAGACTAGAAACTATTGATTACAAACCAGATTACATAATTGTAGATGAAGCACATCATTCAGCCGCTGGTACTTGGCAAAAAATTATAAACCACTATAAAGACACTTACAGAATAGGTTGTACTGCAACACCAGAAAGATTAGATGGGAAAGGGCTTGCAGATTTTTTTGATGACATGATATTAGGCAGAGATACTGCAACTCTTATAGGTCAAGGATATTTAGCACCATATAGGGTATATGCACCGCCTTTTAAGGGTGATTTAAACAAAGTTACAACAAAAAGGGGTGATTATGCTAAAGGAGAACTAGTAGAAGAAATGAATAAGACATCTATAATTGGAGATGCGGTAGAACAATACAAAAAACACGCAGATGGTTTACCTGCTATCGCATTTTGTGTTTCTATAAAACACGCAGAAGATGTTAAAAATAAATTTCTTGAGGCTGGTTATAAAGCGGCAATAGTTCATGGCGAAATGAAAACAACAGAACGTGATAAAGCTATAAAAGGTTTAGCAAATGGTTCTGTACAAGTATTAACTTCTGTAGATGTAATTAGCGAAGGAACTGATGTACCAGTAGTTGCAGCGGCTATCCTTTTACGTCCTACACAATCTCTTGCTTTATATCTGCAACAGGTAGGTAGGATTCTTAGACCACAAGCAAACAAAACAGCAATAATACTAGACCATGTAAACAGCACAAGAACTCATGGATTTGTTGATGATGAAAGGCAATGGGATTTAAATTTAATAATGAAAACAACAAGAAAAGGTGTTAAAGCTGTTGGTGTAGAAACTTGTAAGAAATGTTTTGCTACCTATAAACCACAACCAGTATGTCCAGTATGTGGTTACAAAGCAGAAACTAAGGAGAGGCTATTACTAACAGAAGAAGGAGAACTAGAACTACTGAACAAAGAAAAAGAACCACAAACTTTAAAAAACAACTATAAAGATTCTGTCTATGCCAGCAAGCAATTTAATGACAAGATAACAAGAGAATTTAACAAGATAAATCGTAAATCAAAAATAATATTCAAAACTGATAAAAATTGGCTTACAAGTAATAAGTTTGATAAGACAGCAGATAAAGAAGTAAAAGTTGGAGACAATGTTGTCTTCTATGAAGGTATGAATAAGCAAAGATATGGAATAGTTGTTGGGTTTGTAGATAAAGGTAATAAATTAGGTCGTATTTATCCATACTTTGTACCGTCAATACCAGATAAGCATAAAGAGATGGGATTTAGTTTTGCACATCCAGAAGTAGTGCAAGAAGGTGTAAACTTTGGAGAATTAGCCGATATAAGGGGAAATAAAGATATTTTAGATAAAATAGTTTTTCTTGGTAAAAGATTTCAGCCTTATGTAAAGCTTAAGCATAAAGAATTTATTTTTAGCTGGGAAAAACTTTATCTTCGTAGAATTAGGCAAAACAATGGCAAAGCTCATCAAGGTTATAAATTAGTATTGCTTACAGATAAAGGTATAGAAGAGTATGATCCTTCTAATAAATTAGGAAGTAATCCATTACCAACAATTAATTTCAAACAAGCAATAAAAGTTAGACAGCAAATAAGAGATATAAAAGCAGATAAGTTCTTAATAGAAAAATTTATTAAAATTTGTCGTGATGCAAGTTTTAGGGTTAGTTATAACGCAGATTGGATTTATAGAAATGTATGTGCTAAAAAATTTATTGACAAAAAGCAAAAAATTTGGAAGTCTAAGCAATGATTTAAATATAAGTCGGGAAGCCTGATAGTTAGTTTCTTTGGAAGAGTTCTAACTTGAAAGTTATACAATACCTATTGCAATTCATAGGAAAGACAGGGCAAGCGTTGGACTTGATCGATCTCCTGACTAATTAATTTAACTTAGGAAATAATTGCTGTTCTAACATATCTACAGCCTTATCATCTAATGTATTTGTAGTTTGCTTACAGATTGACCTTAGTAAATCTACAATTAGTCTTTTACAGGCTGTAGAAGTAAGAAAGCGTAGCAGTATAGGTTTTAAAATTTTGTACATAACATTGTGTTGCTTTACAAACATACTATAGACGTTAAATTGAAATAGGTCATCTACAGGGCTGTTTAATCCCCATCGCAAAGCTAAACAGCCTTTTTTACCTTCTAGGCTTAATTTCTGCAACGGCAAGTTCTACTTCCTTAAGCCTATGAAAAATTTCTTTCATATTGTCTTGCATATCGTCAATTTTATCTGTTAATAATTCTATAGCTGTTGTATTTCTTACTAAGTCATCTCTAGACTGTCTACCTCTATAAGATATAGAACCGACTGATACAAAACAAGCCGTAAGCAATGCACCAGATGTAGCGGCTATAACCTCTATCACTTTTCTTAACCTTTATCTACAGCTATTATAGATTAAAAACCCATGTCAGAGCAAAAATCTAAAAATCCTCTACAAAAACTAAAAGAAAAATTTGACGATAAAGAAGAACAACTAGAGATACTAGGCACTTTTATAAGGTTAGGTGTTATGGTCTGGGCTGGTTTTATTATTAGCCTTAACTACATAACAATACCAGGCATGGCTAAAGATAACTCACCAAAAGATATTACATTCATAGCAAGTGTATTTACAGGATGTTTAGCAACATTTTCTGTAGATGTAGGTAAAAAGAAAAAAGAAGAAAAAGCAGATAAATCTAAAGAAGTTGCACAAAGTGACAATTCATACCAAACTATAAGGGTAGAAACACCTATAAAAATAATTGGTGCTACTGTGGTTGACCCCTCTACAAAAAAATGAAACAATTTCTACCTTTACTGCTTTTAGCAGTTACACCTTCTGCACTAGCTGATTTAAGTCATTCAATTTCTAGTTCTGTTAAATTAACTGTAGGTGGTGCTTCAACTTCTTCTACACGTTTAGGTAGCAGCTATAGCGTAAGCGGTGTTGGAGTAGATACAACGCATGGTTCTGGTGATAATGCTGTTGCTAATGGTGTTGGTGCTTTAACTATTAGTTCAGGTATTGGTACAGCCCCAGATTTAACAGTTACACAGGATGTACCAGCTAATAATTTCAGTTTTAGTCAATCTTTTAATCAAGCAGATGTTATACCTACAAGTGCTGTAACTACTGGTAATGCTGCTAATTTTTCTGATGATGTTGTATCTATTGCAGGTGGTACAGTTGGTAATTTAGCTGGTACTGTAACTAATTCCCAAAAATTAACAATTTCAGCAGGTGGAGCAAATACAGAAGCACTAGGACAAATAACAACTACATTAATAGTTGACTAGCTATAGCTATGTATAGGTTTATATTTCTGCTAAGTTTTTTTAGCTTACCTGTATATGCTCAAAATGTAATTCCTAATTTTCAACAGGGAGTATTAAACCAAAGATCAGAAACAAAATCTACAACAGTTGAGGACATAAAAAGTTTTGATATACGTAATGGCTACCAACTAACAATAGGAGGCGAAAATGTACAAAGTTCTACAGGTAATGTAGCCCCTGATGGTTGGACAAAAGTAGATACAACAGTACAAGGTGTTGGTACTACATATGTATCACCTAACTTAGATAATAAGCCTACTTTTAGTATTGTGAATCAGGGCGAGAGCTTCCAATATTACGAAACGCTAGAAACACCTGGTATTACTAATTACACTCATATAATTAGGACTACTCAGATAGAGAATATAACGGATACCACATCTACGTTCAGTCAATGAAGAGATATATATTTTTGTTGTTGTTGTTTAATAATCCTGTCTTAGCTAATTCTGTTAATACTACCAGTAATTCCAGTGGTTCAGTGGTCAATCAGGCAGTACAAGTGGTTCCTTCTAGGCAGTTTCAATACCAGATGAATACTATTACTTGTCAGGGTGCAACATTAAACATATCTCCATTTGTTTCTACTACTTATGGTTTTGCTACGCCATATGAAACACATTATGATAGGCCAGTTTATAGCAGAAAAGATGTAGAAGGTGATTTTGATGATGATAATAATGCAATAGGTGATGGGGATGTAGACGCTGGTTATAGAGGTGAAATATTGTACTTTGAAAAAGTTAGAACTGGACAAAAACAATCTAATGTTTCTATCAATGGTGGTATTACAGCTACTTTTTCTATACCACTAGATAGAACAGCTATAAAAGAATGTAGAAAAGCAATGAAAAAACAAAATGAATTATATGAAGCATCATTAGCTGCAAAACGTCTTAATTTTGAAATGAGTAGAGCAAAGACTTGTATAGACAATCTAAAACAGGGTATAAGGTTTAAAAAAGGTACTGAAATGGCAAGAATATGTGCTGATGTAGAACTTATAACACCACCTAATGTAGAACATAAACATAAAATTAAGTAGATTTTTTAAAATATAACTTTCTAGCCTGTTCATAGTCATACATACATTCATTTGGATTATATTCTTGTGTTTTTATGCCATCAGGTGTTATATAAATAACCCTACAACTAAACAAGGTTATAGAAGGATAATTTTGATACAGCAAACTTACATAACCACCCATTTGTAAACTATGGTTCTTTTTGCTGTATTTTTCTTGTGTTTTATAGTCAGCTAGACATAACATACCAGTTTCTTTATGCTGTAAAACAACATCACAACTACCTGCAATGTCTCTTTTTCTATCAATCATTCTTAGTTCATTTACTAAAGGTTTCCAGGTCTCCCACATTCTGTAATTTATAAGATGCTCTACCCAATGTGCATAATCTTTAGCATACGCTAGTGCTAGTGCTTTATCACCTGTTTCACACCATATTTGTACAGCACCATGAATTTTAGTACCTCTTTCAGCGGCAAATTTCATGTTATTACTTACAAAATCAGATGTTTTTATTACATCGCTAACAGATCTTGCTACATAGCATTTACGTTTTAGATCGTAGTATTTATGTGGTACGGCATAAAACTCTACAAATGGATCTTGTACAAGAATATCTTTAATATTGTTTTTCATAAATTACAGGATCGAAAGTTATTTTACCTGTAAGAACATTTTTATATTTTGGCAGTTTATGTACAGGAATTGACGAAGTTGCACCACTTTTTGTACGAATTGTGCGTTTCCATCTTCCTGATCCATTTTCTCTTTCATAACCCATAGATAAAAACCAACCACTAGGGGGATTGTTTAAATCTTCTGGTTTTATAAGACCTTTTCTAACCATGTTACGCAGTGTTCTTATGCCACTACCACCAAATAAACTATCCATTAGATTATGTTCCCCATATCATCAAACTGTACAACCTTTTGATTAGGATGCACTTTTTCTTCTTCTACAAAACCTTTATTAATTTTGTTTATTGATTCATAGTTTTTTATTGTGCAACCCTTCCAAGTGCCTGCAAGGATACCAGCCTCTAATTGATCTCTTAACACCTGTTCACCATACTTATCAATAAACTTTCTATATTCTGTTATCTGTTGTTTCCATGCTTGTATTGATTTACTACCTTTCTTTACTTTCCAGAAGTCATCTATAAGAGTTTGTAAGTGTAATAAGTCATCTGGTATTATCTTTTCTTGTTTTTCTTTTTTATTAATTTTTTCTTTTTGTTCTTTTCTTTCTAACTTCTTATCTTCTAATTCTTTATTGTTTGTATATATATAGTCTATATTATTTGTCAAATTTACCTTTTTGTTTACCCTATCATTGTATGCATCTTCTAAAAGCATATTAATAAAACCATTAGTTGTAATGTATTTCGGCTTTATAGCTGTGATCTTGTCTATTAAAGATTTGTCTAAAATTGGTCTACTTTTGGACATAGTTGGGTAATAAATTGACTAGCTTTGTACCACAATGGAACATGAACAGAACAGTAAAACAACAGCACACTACATACATTGTATTAAATCTTTACAAACGCTATATATATGTTATCGTTAGCTCATAAAGTCTACTAATGCAATGTCTTGTACATATGCAAAAAGAAATAGACGAATAAAAATGCTAAGAACAGAGTTAGCAGGGATAAATGACCCCTATGAACTACTGGCAGAAGTTATAGCAGATAATGAACGATTAAGACAGTTTATAAACAACCATGATTGCCATAAGGGTAAACCATAGCTATACTAAGAAAAATATATAGAACACTTTGACAAAAGAAATAACTCTTGCACTTACAAAGTTCATCCAACAAGTAGGCACTATAGAAGAAAAAGATACTGCACAGTATGGTAAGTTTGCTGATCTATCTACAGTTCTTTCTACTGTTAACCCTGCATTAGCAGCTAATGGTTTAGCTGTTGTACATACAACAAAAGTAGTAGACAATAAAAATATATTAATAACAAATCTACTTCATACATCTGGCGAATCTATAACATCAGAAATGTTGTTACCTAATAATACAGGTGGCGGTGGCAATCCTATGCATAAAGAAGGCGGTGCTATAACTTACTGTCGTAGATACTCTTTATTAGCAATATTAGGATTAAATGCAGGTATACCTGATAATGATGGAGACTTTGCAAACCCAACAGAAGATAATGTAACACCTATAAACAAAAACAAAGCTGTAGGTATGCCTACATTATTAGACGATGATACAAAGAAATATTATCTAAGAATAGTTGGTGATCTAATAGTAAAAGATAAAAAGCTATATAACACACTTGCAGATGCACTATATATAGAGTTTGACTTTAACCGTAATACTCCTTTATCTGACAACATAACTAAGCCAAAGCACGTTAACTTTATAGAAGAATGGCTCGCTGCTAACAAATGATTGATGAACCTAACAAACCCCTTGAAACAAGACCCATTGATGTTGCTGCCTCTAACTGGAAGAATCGTTTCCTTGTATCATCAAAGCTTACGCCTGTTAACTACAAAGCATTTAGAGACTTTTGTAAAGCTAATAACTTTTCCTACTCATCAGGTATTAACAACCTGATAGCAACTTATCTAACAGAACACAATGTTTAATGTATCAATCGCAGGGCGTTTAACTAAAGACGCTGAATATAAAAAGGCAGGGGCTTATGATCTTGCAGCATTTACAATAGCTGTATCACATGGCAGGGATAGAACATCTTTTATAGATTGTCAGGTATGGGGTAAGAGATGGGAACTTATAGTAGATGCTTACAAAAAAGGTAGCCTAGTAGCAGTATCAGGTGATGCTGAGTACACAACATACGAAACAGAAGACGGACAAAAAAGAAAACAACTAAGAGTTAATGTTAACAATTTTGTATTACCTGAGAAGCGAGAGCAAACACAATCAGCTACAGTAGAAGAGACAGCTACAATACCTTTCTAATGGGTATACAACTATCTATAGATCAAGACCTAAAACGCTTTGATAGATTCTTAAATAACAATAGAAAACAATTACCTTTTGCTGCATCTGTAGCTATAAATAATACTGCATTTGATATAAGAACAGCACTTAATAAAGGTACACTAGGAGCATTTAATAAGCCTACAAAGTTTACACAGAAAGCTTTTATAGTTACTAAGTCTAAGAAAACAAACTTAGTTGCACATACATTTGCTGTAGATAAGGCAGGTAAAGATAGGGCTAGATACTTACGCTTTGGTGTAGAGGGTGGACAAAGACCACCTAAAGGTTTTGAAAGATACTTTGCAGGTCTACCTAATGACGGTACTATACCTGTTAATAGTTTTTTTATGCCAACATCTCTAGTTAAGACAGATGCTAGTGGCAACATAACAAGAGCTACATTAAAACGTATAACGTCAGGTATAAATGCTAATGCTAGAGGTGGGTTCTTTATTGGTACACCTGCTAACAGTAATAAACCACCAGGTGTTTACAGGCGTAGTAGAGAGCAACTACAAACATACTTTGTTGCAACTACAAACAAACCTAACTACACAGGTCGCTTTAACATAGATGCAATAGCAGGTAAGGTTGTACAGCGTAGGTTTGATCAACACTTTAACAAAGCTATGAGTAAGGCGATTGCAACAGCTAAGTAGTGCCTGTGTGTGGCAGTAGGTTCTTTCTAGCAGCATGCCTGTGGGTCGTTCATACG